GGCGACACAGTTAATAACGCCATCTCTCAGATTGTGGACGTTGCCGTTGCCGGTACACAGACACTAACTACTGATGCAGACGTTAATCTATCGGTTACTGTTGGTACATACGCATCAACCGGCCTAACATCCACAAGTTCTCAATACGCAGTTCTTCTCTGCACTGGAGCACGTACAGCACTGCGCTTTATCAATACGCCAAAGCAAAGTAAAACCTACGTTGTCATTAACGATACGACGGGTGGATTTGCAGTAACAGTTCGTGGTGGCCCTACAACTCCTACAACGGGTGTAACGGTAGCGGCTGGTACACGGGCAATCATTGCTTGGAACGGCTCTGACTTTGTTAATGTTGGTGGCGGTCTACCAGCAGGTTCTAACACTCAGGTTCAGTTCAACAGTTCTGGTGCTTTTGGTGCTTCTGCTAATCTAACCTTTGACGGCACAACGCTAACGGCCAATGACCTTATTGATTCTTCACTGACAGCCAGCAAGCCTGTATTTACAAACGGTAGTAAGAACTTGGTGTCTACTGGAACTCTTGGTGTTGACCAAGGCGGTACTGGACTAACGACTTTGACTGCTAACAACGTGATTCTAGGTAACGGAACATCTACACCAACTTTTGTTGCGCCTAGTACAAACGGTAATGTTTTGGTGTCTAACGGCACTACGTGGACATCCGCTGCACCTGCGGCATCTGGTGTATCTCAAGCGAGAGCAACGGCTATCGCAATGGTCTTTGGCTTTTAAGGAACTATCATGGCAAATCCAAATCTATTCGCCGCGACCACAGCGTCAGGCACAACTACATACCTTACACCCGGCGGTACAACTGCTGTTGTTCTTGTACCAAATGCCGCTTCTAGTGGTCAGGTCTTTAAGATCAACCAGATTGTTGCGGCGAACGTAAACGGCACATCTGCTGTAGATACCACCGTGTCTATTTATAGCAACGGTGCTGTGGCTCAAGGCTCCGCTCCTTCGGGCGGTACAGCTTACCCAATCGTGTCTACAGTGTCTGTCCCTGCTGATGCTTCGCTGATCGTAACTGATAAAACTACCGCCATTTATTTGATGGAAGGTTCGTCCATTACGGTAACATCTGGCACGGCCAGCGGTATTACATACACAATCAGCTACGAAGTTATTTCCTAAACGGGGTAGAAGATGTCAAATCGCTACAAAGGCGCGGTTATTTCCGCAACGCCGCCTACGACTACGGGTGGTGAATCAGGCACTGCGTCTGGCGCGTGGACATTAGAACAACAGATGCAGTTGATTGCGGCGGGTTTGTGGCCTTTGCAACCAATACCCAAGTATATTGAAGATGTGTTTAGCACGTATTTGTATACAGGTTCGGGCGCGGCGCTGACTATTACAAATGGAATTAATTTGTCTACCAATGGTGGATTGGTATGGATTAAAAATCGTTCAACACCAACAAATACGGGTGACCATAGACTTTACGACACCTCTCGCGGAGTAAATCAAGCGTTGTTTAGTAATACTACTGATTCAAGCACAACATTAAACGATTCTTTAACAGCTTTTGGTTCGTCTGGATTTACTCTTGGAACAAATTCAAAAGTTAATGAAGGCGCGGTAACTTGGGCCTCATGGACATTTAGAGAGCAAGCCAAGTTTTTTGATATTGTGACTTATACGGGTACGGGAGTTGCACGAACGGTTGCACATAATCTGGGATCAGCCCCCGGTTTTATTGCAGTAAAACGAACAGACACTGCTGACGAATGGTTTTGCTTTCACAGATCGCTTGGCCCAAGTCAGCAAATTTTATTAAATAGTACCGCCGCTTCTGGTACAAACAATAATCAATGGAATAACACGGCTCCTACAAGCTCTGTATTTTCATTAGGAACCGATAGTGGAGCAAATGGATCCGGTGGTACTTACGTTGCCTACTTATTTGCCCATGACGCAGGAGGTTTTGGTCTTTTAGGTACAGACAATGTTATTTCGTGTGGTTCGTTTACAACTGATGGATCATCAAGTTTTACGCCTGTCAACCTTGGGTATGAACCTCAATGGTTAATGATTAAAGCATCATCACAAACAAGTAATTGGTCAATACTTGATAATATGCGTGGATTGCCTGTTAATTTTAATGATACTCGTGTGGTGGCAAATCTTGCGGATTCAGAAACAAGCACCTTTAACTTTGGCGAACTAACTGCTACCGGGTTTAACACTCCAGATGTTAGTGGTGGGGGTGCTAATCCTTATGGCGCAAATGCAACTTACATCTATATAGCCATCCGCCGTGGGCCGATGAAAGTACCAACTGTGGGTACGACCGTGTTTACACCTGTTGCAAGAACTGGAACATCGTCAACCACAACTATTACATCTAGTTTTCCCATTGACTTATCACTCATTAAACAAACTAACACAACAGACGAGCATTGGAATTGGAGTGATAGGCTTAGGGGTAGGCAGAATTGGTTAACAACAAGTTTAGATAATCCTTTATCACCAGCAGAAGACACTACAAACAATACTGGTTCAGTTACTGGTTTTGATAGCAATACTGCTTTACTTGTTGGTTCAAATGGAATGGTAAATAGTTCAGCTAGTACCTATGCTAACTATTTCTTTAAACGTGCGCCATCGTTTTTTGATTCCGTTTGCTATACGGGTACAGGCTCTAACCGAACTGTGTCGCACAACTTAGGTGTTGCACCTGAGTTAATAATTGTTAAAGGTAGAAGTAACGCTCAACGCTGGCCAATTTATTCTGCGCCTTTGTATGGCGCTACAAAAGCAGTATTTTTAAACACCACTGAAGCCGTAAGCACAAGCGCTGCTAACTGGAACAATACAGCACCAACATCAAGTGTTTTTACTGTTGGAACCAGCAGTCAGGTAAATGGAAGTGCCGTAACTTACATTGCTTGGTTATTTGCAACTTGCGCTGGCGTTTCCAAAGTAGGAACTTATACGGGAACCGGGGCTACATTGCAAATTGACTGCGGATTTACAAGCGGTGCAAGATTTGTTTTGATTAAAGCAGGCGGTATTGCTTCTTACGTATGGAATTCTGCAAGCGGCATAGTTAGCGGGAATGACCCTTATTTGCTAATAAATACAAATGCGGCTGAAGTAACCAACACCGACTACATTGACACATACAGCGCAGGATTTGAGCTTACTTCAACCGCTTCAACCACAGTTAATATTTCTGGTGGTCAATACATCTTCTTGGCAATCGCATAAGGAAAAATCATGCAAGTACGAATCAGACAAACAGGCGCGGTTATTTTTGACCATGAGTTTCGCAAGTTACATTTTGGTCTTGGGTTGCCGCACGACTTAACCGAAGAAATCCTAAATGCTTGGGGGGCAGACATTGTATTTGAAGGCCCACAAGCTACAGGCGGTACGGTATATCAGTACAGCCAACGTGATGGCGTTGAGCAGCTTGACGGCAAGTGGTACTCCAAATATATCCTTGGCCCAGTGTTTACAGACGGCGAAACTACAGCCGCAGAACAAGAGGCCGCATACAAGGCAATGAAAGATGCAGAGCAAGCCAAGTCTGTACGCCAAACCCGCAACGACAAGCTGGCAGAAACGGACTGGCGCTATCGCCGTGACCAGACAACGACACCAGAATGGGACGCATACTGCCAAGCACTGCGTGATGTACCAACGCAGGCAGGTTTCCCTTGGACAATTGTGTGGCCTACTCAACCGGAGTAAATAATGTCTGAACGATACCCCGGTGGTTTAATTACCAAAACACCTGTTACACCCAGTGGCGCATTTGAAACAAGTACGGCTTCGGGTATTTGGACGCTTGAAGAGCAGGCGTACTGGAGAAAATTAAACCAATGGCCTATTCCGGGTAATGTGCAGCCTGACCCCCAGTTTCCAAACGTTGCCATGCTCTTGCATGGTGATGGGACTAACGGCGCACAAAATAATACATTCCTAGATACAAGCGGCAACAGCTACAGCATTACCCGTAACGGAAATACAACCCAAGGTTCTTTCTCTCCTTATGGGTCTAATTGGTCTAATTATTTTAGTGATGGAGCTTATTTAAGCGTCCCAAATAACGCAGTATTTAATCCGGGTAGTGGCGACTTTACTGTTGAATCTATGTTCTGCCGAACAGCTAACTCAGGACTTCAAACGATTATTGCTAAATATGAATCTGGCTGGCAAGCAAGTTTTTCTGTAGTAATTTCTGGCGATACTTGGGATGTGAATATTACATACGGTGTTGGCTCGTATGCTTTAGTTTATTCAGGGCCAGCCCCCGCTGTTGGGGTTTGGTCTCATTTTGCTTTGCAAAGAAATGGCTCATTCTGGGAGTTCTACTGCAATGGTGTTCGTCTTGCTCAAGTAACCCCCTACACAATTGCCTCTACAACTTCTGCAATTCGGATCGGTGAACTTGGTTCTGGGTACAGTGGATACGCTTTCAACGGACATATCTCTAATGTGCGTATTCGTAATGGCTATGCAACGTACTCTGGTGCTACATACACAGTACCAACTGCTAACCTAACAGCAATTGTTGGGACTGCATTACTCACTTGTCAGTCAAATCGCTTTGTGGATAACAGCAGTAATAACTTTGCTGTTACATCTGGAACTGTTAGCACTGGCACACCAAGCGTTCAACGCTTCAACCCATTTGGTACAACAACTGCCTACTCCACAAGCGTAATTGGTGGGTCAGGGTATTTTGATGGTACGGGAGACACACTGAGTTTGCCGGGTGGCACATTTACTGTTACCACGGGCGATTACATAATTGAGTGCTGGGCATACGCCAACTCACTAGATACTACTTTTTACGATAAACGCATCTGGTGCGTTGGAGATTCTTTAGGTAATGACTTTGAATTGCGTATTGGCGCATCAGGCAGTTTGTATTTTTCTGTAAATGATGGCGGGCAAATTAGCGCAAGTAACTACAAAACGGGCACTTGGTATCATTTTGTTTTGTCTAGAGTTAGTGGCACTGTGCGTTTATTTACCAATGGTGTGTTGACGGGGTCGTCTTCTGCTTCCAGTGTAAGTGCTAGTCTGGCTCCGCAGTTTGCAACCACGTTTATGATTGGCGGCGCTAGTTTTGATTCAAGTACACATTGGAACGGTTACATCACCGGTTTTAAGTTTACCAACGGTTCTGGGGTAACTTCTGTCACTGTACCGACAGCCCCAGTAACAGGCGGAACGTTACTGCTTGGCATGACCAACGGCGCAATCTTTGACAACGCCATGATAAGCAACTCAGAAACTGTTGCTGATGCAAAGATATCCACAAGCGTGGTGAAATATGGAACTGGGTCTTTGTCGTTTGATGGCACGGGAGATCGCTTGTTTATTAAAGATGTGACAAACCTTGGGTTTGGCACAGGAGACTTTACCGTTGAATTGTGGGTATATTTTAATGTAGCACCAGCGGATACTGGTTTTGTTGGTAGCGTTGGCTCAGGCGGTATGGACTTTGTATATCACAGTTCAGGTTCACTAAGAATTGGTCAGCTTGCTATAGGATGGGACAGCATATTTTCACCATTTACACCAGCGACAGGTACTTGGTATCATATTGCGTTTACTCGCAGTGGAACCACGGCTAGAGGGTTTGTAGACGGTGTTCAAATAGGTTCAAACTCTACCAATACAGTTTCCTACGCCCCAACTGGCGGTATGAATATTGGCGCATCCAATAGTACTGGCGCAAGACATTTAAACGGCTATATAGATGACCTACGCATCACCAAAGGCTACGCCAGATACACAGCAAACTTTACACCGCCAACTTCGGCATTCCCCAACATTGGCCCAACATAAGGAGCATTCATGTTTATTGCAAAAATAGAAAACGGATTGGTTGGCGAGATCATCGACTTCCGAACGTATTTTGGAAACACAACTTCGGTTACAGACGAGCAGTTAATGGCTCAAGGGTTTGTCAGAGTCAATCTGCACCGCGACCATGACCGCCTGACGCAGAAGCTCGTCTCTTGCGACCCTGTGCTGGAAAACGGCTGGGTGTACAAGGTTGCCGTAGCTGATTTGACCGCAGAAGAAGTTCAGTCTGCCAAAGACAGTGCAATGGCTCAGATTCGTGGTCAGCGTAACAGCTTGCTTGCCGCCTGCGACTGGACGCAGATTGCCGA